GAATAAAAAAGACATAAAAAAAGACCAAAGATTGACGATTAGAGCAACTGCAAATGAAGTGGAAAATATCAAAAAACAAGCTGAAAAAAAACGGATATAAAAGCGTTTCACAATTTATGATTGATAAAACAATAAACTAAAATGGCACGAAAAAAAGCACAAGGATTAGGAGATACAATCGACCAAATCACAACAGCAACGGGAATAAAAGCACTTGTTAAATTTGTAGCAGGAACTGACTGCGGTTGCGAACAACGAAAGGAAGCGTTAAACAAACTATTTCCTTATTCAAAACCTAATTGTTTAAGCGAAGCAGATTACAACTTTCTAAAAGAATTTTTTGAAGTTACAAGGGGTTCAGTTGTACCAACAGTTCAATACCGATTAAATCAAATTTATACAAGTACGTTTAACAAACACGCTGAATTTACAACTTGTGGCAGTTGCTTGTTAGATAGGATTAGTGAACTTAAAAAAGTATTCGATAGTTATGTTCAAGAGAACATCGGCGGTCAACAAAATACTTAAAATGCAATCCCGTATTCGTGTTATTCAAGGTGGCACGAATGCAGGGAAAACATACGCAATAATTCCTATTTTAATCAATAGGGCAATCAAAGAACAACGAATTAAAATAACCGTTGTAGCAGAAACTTTGCCAGCAGTTAAAGAGGGAGCATTGGATATTTTCAAAACTATAATGGTTGAAACAAATCGTTGGATAGAAAACAATTGGAACGCTTCAGCTTTGATTTATACTTTTACAAATGGATCACGAATGCAGTTTAAATCGTTTGATAGTGACGGTAAAGCAAAAGCAAGTGGTAAGCGTGATATTCTATTTCTTAACGAAGCAAATCACATTCCATTTATTATTGCAGATGCTTTAATGATTAGGAGTTCAGAAACGTATATCGACTTTAATCCCGATAATGAATTTTGGGTGCATTCTGAAATATTACCACAGCACAACGCAGAATTTTTACTACTTACTTACTTAGATAATGAAGGTATTTCAAAAGAAACGCTCGAAGATTTAATGATTAAGAAAGAGAAAGCTAAAACGTCAAACTATTGGGCGAATTGGTGGAGGGTTTACGGCGAAGGGCAAATCGGAAACTTACAAGGGGTTGTATTCAGCAACTGGCAAACAATAGATACTATTCCAAACGAAGCAAGGTTGTTAGGAATCGGATTAGACTTCGGTTATACCAACGATCCAACTTCAGCAATTGCAGTTTACAAATGGAACGACAAGCGAATTGTTAAAGAATTGTTTTATCGTACGGGAATGCTTAACGGAGATATTGCAAACGCACTACCAAAAGATGCTGTTATTTATGCGGATTCAGCAGAGCCGAAATCCATTGAAGAAATACGGCGTAGGGGTTTACAGATTTACCCCGTAACGAAAGGCAAAGACTCAATTAACTATGGTATTGACGTAATGCAACAGCAAGAATACTTAGTTACAAGCGATAGCACAAACCTAATTAAAGAACTTCGTGGTTATTGTTGGGACGTTGATAGAACAGGAAAAACAACTAACAAACCGCAAGGGGGCAACGACCACGCTATTGACGCACTTCGTTACCACGAAATGGAATCCATAAGCACGAATAAGGGCGTTTACAACATTTATTAGACTTTGTAGTTTAATAGGTATGAGACTTGAAATAAACATACCGACATCGATTGCAGAAATACCACTTAGTGCATATCAAAAATTCGTTAACGTTTCTCAAAATAGTAACGATGAGGATTTTTTAATGGAGCAAATGGTGCAATGTTTCACTGGTTTAGAATTAAAATCAATCGCTAAAATGCGAATGACTGATTTAACCGAGTTAATTATTTCACTTACAAAAACATTAGAAGCTGAAGGAACGTTCCAACAACGATTTAAAATTAAAGATTTGGAATTTGGTTTTATTCCAAATTTAGAAGAAATTAGTTTTGGCGAATACGTGGATTTGGAAAAGTACTTGCAAGATGTTTCTGCTTTTCACAAAGCAATGGCGGTTATGTACCGACCTATTAAAGAAACTTTTAAAGACCGTTATTCTATTCACGATTATAACGGAAGCGATGAATACAGCGACTTAATGAAGTTCGCACCGTTGCAAATCGTTAAGGGTGCGAATGTTTTTTTTTGGACTTTAGAAAAAGACTTATTGAAAGCTACCCTGACATTTTTGGAGAAGGAGATGACAGCGGAAATCAAAACTCACTTAGCGAAAGAACTCAATTTGGGAAACAGTGGGGGTGGTATGGAAGCCTACACGTCCTCGCTCAAGGAAACATTACAAAATTCGATGAAATCACCAAGTTGGGACTTAGAAAATGTCTCACTTTTCTCACGTTTACAAAACAGAGCGATGACTTACAACAACGAGAATTTAAACGCTTAACGAAATGAGTCAAGACCCAAGAGCGGAAGCACTTCAAAAGTTTGTAGACGGCGTTGTTAAACAAGCAAGAACGAATTTAACGAAACGTAAAAAGAACGCTTCTAAGAAACTTTATAATTCGATTAAAGGTGAAAGTAAGGTTTACCAAAATTCTATCCGTGTAGGCTTTCAAATGGAAGATTACGGGTTCTTTCAAGACCAAGGGGTAAACGGAAAAAAGAAAAACCAAGGTAGTAGGTTTTCGTTTCGTGATAAAATGCCACCGCCGTCAAGTTTAGATAAATGGATAGTTAGAAGAGGGATTGCACCACGTGATGCAAAGGGCAAATTGTTACCAAGAAAAACGCTTCAATTTATTATTGCACGTTCGATTTATAACAAAGGTATTAAACCCTCAAAATTCTTTAGTGATGCAATCGAAACGAGTTTAAAGAAATTACCAACTGAATTAATAAACCCCTATGTGTTGACAGTATCCAACATTATAGACATAGCAATTAAAGAAAATGTACGCAAGAACGCCGTTTTTAGTTCAAGTAAATGAGGCAGGGCAAACTGGTTCAAAAGTAGAATTGTTTATTAGCTTAACATCTACTTTTCCAGCAACGCCAACTTACACACTTGAAAAGAATAATCCAAGTAGCACAAACAACCTTACACGATACAACGTTTCTCCGTTTGTACGTGAATTTATTAGTAACACTTACCAAAACATTAGAACGTTACCAAGCCCTGCAACGTTAACACCAAGTGGTGCGAGTGCATACATTCAGATTAAGCGATACAAAAACGTTTCCGGAACTTACACTTTATTAGACACAAGAACATACCGTTCTTTTGACGGTTATCGTGCTTATGTTGAGGGGAGCGGTGCATTTGTTACATTACCTTTCGCACCGTGGAATAATGAAGCATTAACTTTTAATAGTGCGTTTCCTTTGTTTCAGTACCCAAGTGGAATGGTTTTTTACTATCCGCAAACAAGTTCAGCAAGTGTACCAAGTGGACTTTTATCCCCCGGTTACTTAACAGCTTTTATTGGAATTTCGGCTTATGTAAAATATATTTCTTTAGCGAACACAGCAAACACACAAACAACAAATATAGATGCAGTAAATCAACGCTATTGCGACATTCCTTACATTTGGCAAAGTGCAACAACGCCGTCAAGTAATTATTACGCAGGTGGGAATATAGTTGAATTTTACAGTCCTACAAACGTATTATTGCAATCCTTTACTTTCAAGCCGTTAGCAGAATGCCGTTACACACCCGTAACGATTGACTTCATAAACAAATTAGGCGGTTGGCAACGTGTGTTTTTCTTTAAAGCGTCAATTGATAAAATCACAACAACAAGCGAAGATTATAATTTCCTTACAGCCGTTCCCGTAGTTAATCAATGGACTGTTTCAGACGGGCAAACAAGGCAAATGAATCGTAACGCACGAAGAAAAATAACGGTTAATTCAGGAAGCGTAGATGAAAACTTTAAATTTATCATTGAACAATTAATGTTATCTGAAAGAATAATGGTTAATAATTTACCTGCAAAAATATTAACAAACGATGCTGATTTATTTAAAATAGTAAACAAGAAAGACTTGAACTATACATTAGATTTTGAATTTGCTTATGACGAAGTTGCAACTGTTTATTGAGGGAGTTGAAGTTGATTTATTCAAAGACGAAATTGTAACGGTTAATTCATCCGTTGCAAACGTTCAAGATATTAG